ATCGAAAATCCCCCTTTACGTTAATGTCGTGCCGCTCTGTGCGCCGCCCAACAGATAAGCGCCCCAATTAAAGAATCCTGCGGAGAAACGGGTATATCCAGACCATTTAAGGTTTCTGGAATTGATGTCTACCTCGTTCGCTACGTCAAGCGGTACTCTGTCAAAGAATACGCCTGCGTTCAGCTCTTTAAGCGCTTCGGAACTCATAAGGATATACGGCTCGGTGTTTGCGGCCGCTTCCCAACGATGATCGACAACTAACTTCCACAAACCTTCCTGTGTGTTGATGTCGTTATAATCCGAACCAACGATCTGGTGGGAATGGATGATCCTCTTAACAAGGTCTTCCAGTCTCGGTGCGTTTCCCGGAATTACGATGGTGTCAAAGGTGTAACCCATGACGTTACCGCTCTGGTTCTTGAAGTTCCGACCGATGTTAGCCAGACGATAAAGCATTGTAGCGTCGTTGCCAAACGCATTAGTAAATACGTTAGACTGTACTGCTACGCCCGTCTTCTTGCCGGGATGATCGGTAGCGAACAGACCTTTTCCGTCGCCCGTGGTCTTGTCATAAGACTTGCCGCCATAAACAAAGGTTGCGCCTTCGGAAGTAAGACAGTCAGAAGCGAACTGCGCCCTGGATCTCTTGTACGCCCTTACGAAGTTTGCAGCCGCAACTTTCATCATATCGATGTCGCCATCATCTTTAGCTTCTCTTGTGCAAGTAAAGCCTTTAATGAACTGCGTATGCTCGATGAGTTTGGAGAATCCCATCTGAACATCATCAGCAATAGCGTTATCGCCTTCGGCTACCTCTACGAAGTTGCCGAACTCGGTCATGCTGCCCTGCTTCTCACCGAACTTCTTGGAAGTCTTTACGTTGTAAAGAGCCTTCACAAGTTCGTCATCTTTGTTTTTCTCTGTGTCTGTGTCCTGAATTACCATGGAAAGTTCGGTATCAATAACCTTCCACGCTTCGTCATTCAGACCGCCGTGCTTGCTAAATGTTACTGCCATGATCTATTTCCCCCTTCCTTTTATGCGAATCTGCCAACGGCCTTGCCGTTTGCTGCCTTACCGTCTTCAAGCAACTGGAATACACCGCTTGTAGTCGTTGCGGTTGCCTGTGTGCCATCAGAAGATATTGTTACCTTTGCGCCTGCCTTAACTGCGGAAGCATCAGCGCTAAAGACCGTCTCCCACTCATATTCAGGAAGAACAGGAACTACGTTGATTACCTGTCCCGAAACTGCGGAAGTGATGTCCTTGCCTACATAGATGAACTCCGGCTTATCCGTTCCGCTTGCTTTTGTAAGTGCGCCACTAGAGAACTTGACCGCTTCGCCGTGCTTGTAGGACTCGGACACGGTAGCAGGAAGTTCTTTCTCGATAGGAGCAGCGTTGTTTTCTGCTCTTAAAAATTCAAATGCCATATCTGATTTCCCCTTTCGTTAAGTTAAATGAAGTTGTCCTGCGACCTTCTTATAAAGGTCACGGATTTGCTTTTCAGTTTTTCCGCTATCCTTCCAACGAGCCATGATCTCGGCAGGGACTTCAACGTACTCGTCGGCTTGGTCTACGCCTTTTCCCTGACTAGCCAAATGTGATTTCCCTCGCATCTGGTTAATGGCCTGTTGTCTGTCAGCGTCACGCTGATTTCCGTAGTTCAGTACCTTGTAAGCATCCAATAAGGTTGCGTTATGTTCTGCACAATACTGGATCAGGGTGTCGCTATACGGTGCTAGGTCTTCTGCGCTTCGGATCGTGGGGTCGATTTTCTTGATCTCCTCGATCTCCTGCTGAACTTGCAAGTCGGCTTGGCTCTGTTGCATCTGCTGCATGACTTGCCTTGCCTGTAAAACTGTGGGATTACTGTCTACCATCCTGTTTACGAGTTCAGGATCAATGCCCTTTTCCCGTAAATCATGCTCGGTAGCCATTCTCTGTTGAGCCTGTAATGCTTCCCAATACTCAAACAGGTTAGTAATAGGCTGCCCCGTTTCAGGATTCGTAACCCCCTGACACATAGCAGCGGCCTGTTGGTTCATCTGATTGAACCTTTCTATAAGCGGTGCGTATTTTTTCTCTACGCTTTCCTCTCCGCTTCGCCTTGCTGCTGCGTATCTTGCGTTTTCCTCTGGTGTCTGCTCACGGGGTTCAGCGTTCCCCTCTGTTTCGCCTTCTTCGGAACTTTCACTTTCGGACGGCTCGTCTTCCGTTCCTTCTTCCACAACAGGCTCGGCGGCTTCCTGTGCTTCTGCGCCTTCTACGTCCTCTGCAAATAATTGAAGATCGTAGTTAAGAAGATGTTTTCTCATATTCAGTTTTCCTTTCGTTTTGGATTTTTGCCCTGTTCCGTGGGAATTTATCAACTAAAAAAGGACGCTTGCGCATCCTTTAGCCGATCGGTATTTCTGTTCTTACTGTTTCCACTACTTTCTCATAGTTCGAACAGTTCTTGTTTAAGCAACTCAAGTCCTGTTCTACATAAAGTTTTGTTTCTGCGTCCGGCGTATTGTCGTTCTCAAGAATGTTTCTTGTCTTGGTAATACGCATTTCAACGCTACATAACGGGCATTTCATTCGGCATACCCCCTTCTTGTGGCATCTGCTGCATCATCTGCGCCTGTTCCTGTTGCTCCGCTAACATCATTTCTATTTGACTTAAAACATCGCCTGCGTTCGGATAGTGGTTCTTCTCCATGAGACTCCAATATAATCGCATGGTCTCCAAAGTCCCTAACTGCCCGAAAGCGCCACTCTGCAACTTCATATCTATCTGTTGCCACATGGCTTCTCTGTTCGCCATCATGGTCGATGTAGGATCGGTCTCAAACATGAACTCGTCATTCCAGTAATATTCTCCGGCTGCGTCCTGTTTCACGAAGTCCCTCTTATCCATGACATCGAAACTCTGCTCGCCATTGATACCGCTACCAGTAATCGGTAAGGGATCGTCGGCATAAGCAAGCCAAAACTTGAACATCAATTCGTACAGTTTAGCGTAAGCGTCGTTCTTCATTACACGCTTGGATTCCAAACGGCCTGCTGCTTGGTTGATCGAATACTGTTTAGCCGTACCAGATACCGCAGACGGATCGTATTTACCTTGGAAAGCATCTGTGATACCCAAGGTTGACCTTGCATCTTCATAGGCTTTATTAACCATTGTCATATCCTGTTGGATATTGACTTGAAGATTTAATACGTCGATCATTGACTTCTGCTGCGGATCGTCAAGACGGGCGATTTTTAATTCCTTATCGGTGGTCTCTAACTTAACGCCCCTTGGTAAAGTGACAATAGAACCGCCTTTTAAGGTCTTCTCTGCCGCTTTAGAGCCTACTTTTTTGATTAGATCCTGTTGGTCTTCAATGACTTTTACATCACTAAAGCCAAGCAAAGAGTTCTTTTTAGAGACGTTCTTCCTTACAATGATCGGGAAACAGTTAGGTTTGTAGTATTCAATGTCAATGACTTCTTCTGCCATGACCTGAACAGGCATACCCATTTCGTCGATCCCTTGGTCTTGCATCAAAGGAATATGTAACTGCTGAACCTCGTCTACGCTTTCTTCAAACTTTTTAGAGCCACAAATCGGACAAACCTTTTCCTCGGTCACATAGCCACATTCTTTACACTTCCTTGTGATCCTTGCCTGATAGTCTTCCAAGTCTTCCAAGGTATAGTCATCTACCCACACAAATCGCCCGATTTTGCCGTCGTTTTTGTAGTAGACGGTATTTACTGTGACTAAATCGGTATCAAGGCTCGTTTGCCCTTCTGCGCCCCTTATTTCCTTATATTCCTCGGTGGCATCTTCTACGTCCACGTTGTACTTGTCTTTGACATACTGCTTTGTTTGAGCCGTCTGGACGAAGATATAATCCATATCTTCGATGACGGACACGCCCGGTTGGGGAATAACTTGTCTCGGCTCGATCTCTTTTACGTTCACGTCGCCATAATTTGAGTGGAAACCTAAAGAATTATCCCATTCAACCAAGAAGAAATCGCCACCCTGAACAGGAACATTACGCTCCATAAGGTCGTTTAAGATAGCAAGCCTTAACAGTTTGACTTTGTTGACTAAAGCCTTCTCGATTTTCCTTGCAAGTTCTTCATCCCCTTCGTGTAAAGCCGTTACTTTCGGCATCGGGATAGAAGAATCTACTTGGGATTCGATAAGTTCATAGGCGATATTACGGATATTGATAGCCAAATCCTTTGCAGGAACATTGGTATTCGGGTTTCCGTTTACCTCTCTAGTCCCTTCATACACTCCCTGATTCTTTGCGATCTCTTTCAGGACGCTTCCGTAGGCTATCCTTGCCGTTTCAAGTTTGGAACGCCACTTATCCCTTTTCTTGTCTTCCGGGGAAGGTGCTACTGTCTTTTTGAGTTTATCCATTACTCTTTTGATCCTCATTCAGGCTCTCCGTATTTAGCCAAAAGGTACTTCCTGTCTTCTTCTGATGCGTTCTCGATGTCCTCTAATATGCTTTCGTGACACCTTTGCTCTATCTTTTCGTACTCAATTTCAGGACTTCTTACCCACCAGACGCAAAATGACCTTAATGAATCTACGTCATGCGTCAAATCATGTGGATCTTTGGCGTAGATATTCGGCCGTTTCTTGTCCTT